AAGGTCATGTGACCTCGGACGAGCGGCTGCCCGTATTTAGCCAAACTCACAAAGGCAGTCGCATTTTTTGGATAAACAGATGAAATTTTTGGATTTATTCGCTGGCATTGGTGGATTCCGTTTAGGAATGGAATCGGCAGGGCATGAATGTATAGGTTTTTGTGAGATTGATAAATTCGCAAGAGCCAGTTATAAAGCTATACACGACACGAAGGGAGAAATTGAATTACATGACATTACAAGAGTCACAGATGAGTCTATTCGAAGAATCGGACGTGTGGACGCTATCTGTGGAGGATTTCCGTGCCAGGCTTTCTCAATTGCAGGAAACAGACGAGGTTTTGAAGATACACGAGGAACTTTGTTCTTTGAAATTGCTAGGTTCGCATCTATTCTCAGACCTCAATATCTATTCCTTGAGAATGTCAAAGGACTCCTCAATCACGAAAACGGAATTACATTCGAGACCATTATCTCAACCTTGGATGAGCTGGGGTACGATGTGGAATGGCAAGTGCTTAACAGCAAGGATTTTGGAGTCCCCCAAAATCGCGAACGTGTGTTCATTATCGGACATTTTAGAGGAGAATGTACCAGAAGAATTTTTCCTCTCAGTGGACAAAGTCAGTCAATTAGTAATAAATCAGTCGTGAAAATTGGCAATGTAAACCCATCTGGCAACGGGATGAACGGGGAAGTCTATCAAGCTGACGGACTAGCTCCTACACTAACCACAAACAAGGGAGAGGGGCAAAAGATAGCCATAAAAAGTAATACTATAAAACAATTTGGAGTATTGCAGCCAAATTTTAATCAATGCGGTGTGGTTTATGAAACAGACGGTATCGCACCAACAATCAGAGCATATCAAGGCGGAGGTCTTGAACCTAAAATCATTCAGCGTGGTCATGGCTATAATCAAGGTGGAGTGCATGAAATAGCTCCTACTCTGACAAGTAATAGCTATCACGAAAATAACCATTTATCTTTTGGCTATCGTATTCGCAAGCTAACACCTCGTGAGTGTTGGAGATTACAAGGCTTTCCTGACTGGGCATTTGACAAAGCTCAAGAAGTAAATAGCAATAGTCAATTATACAAACAAGCAGGAAATAGCGTGACAGTCAATGTTATCGCTGCAATAGCAAAGGAATTGGAATGAGGTGATGACTTGAAATTATTTCTTAACGAAGATTGTATGGATGTCATGAAACGATATCCTGATGGTTACTTTGACTTAGCTATTGTAGATCCTCCATATTTTTCCGGTCCAGAAAAAAGAAAATTTTACGGACGAAAAGTCAGTCCAATAGGTGTAAGCAGACTGTACGGAGAAACCTCAGAGTGGCAAATTCCAAATCGAGATTATTTTGACGAACTTTTTAGAGTTTCAAAAAATCAAATCATTTGGGGTGTGAACTACTTCAACTACTCTTTTGGGCCTGGTCGAATTGTGTGGGATAAAGTTAATGGCCAGTCAAGTTTCTCAGATTGTGAGATAGCGTACTGCAGTTTACATGATAGTACACGGATGTTTCGCTATATGTGGAATGGTATGATGCAAGGGAAGTCAATATCTGAAGGACATATCCAGCAAGGAAACAAGGCTTTGAATGAGGTTAGAATTCATCCAACTCAAAAACCCATCAATCTTTATCTTTGGTTGCTGCAAAACTACGCAAAAGCTGGAGATAAGATTCTTGATACTCATGTCGGTTCAGCAAGTAGCTTGATTGCTTGTCAGGAGTTAGGTTTTGAGTATGTCGGTTGCGAGCTTGACAAAAGAATCTTTAACCTTGCCAAACAGAGACTTGATACTTATGAGAAGCAAATAAAATTATTTTAAGGAGAAGAATATGAACAACACAGAATTAGAAAACAAGGTTCAACAATGGTTTGTTGACCGTAACTTACATGAAGCAAATCCGGTCAAGCAGTTCTTGAAGCTGATGGAAGAGTCTGGTGAATTGTTTGAGGGCATTGCAAAGGATAAATCTGAACTGATTTACGATGCGCTCGGAGACATCCAGGTAGTTTTGATTGGACTTGATCAACAGATTAAGAATGGTGCTCAGATTTCAGCCAATCAACAGGAACTTGAATTGTTGCTGATGGTTTCTAGTTTAGGGAACATCGCTCAAAAACTATACGCTCATATCTGTCACAACGAGACACAAATTCCGTTAATCAAAGCAGACTTGATGTTTCTTGATAGCGTGATTAGTACGGTTTCATTTTGCAATGGAACTACAGCTGAAAATTGTTTAGAAGAAGCTTATGAAGTCATCAAGGATCGCAAAGGAAAGATGATTGACGGGGTGTTTGTGAAAGAGGAGGATTTGTAAAATGAAAAAATTAGGAATTATTTTAGGTTCTGTATTTGTAATCGTTGTATCGCCATTTGTAGTTCAGTACGGATGGAATGAAATTATCACAACAATCATTCCAGTTGGTAAAATTACAGTCTGGCAAGCATTAGGGATGGATGCACTACTATCTTTCATCTGGCCTGTATTATCCAGCAAAAAAGAATCTGAAGAGGATTATTCATATGCTGTAAAAAGCAGTATTTCAAAAATCATTACATGTGCATTTTTGATATGGTTAGCTAGTTTGTTCTTGTGAGGATTTAGAATGAAATATTTAAAAATCCTATGTGTTGTTTTACTCGCATTCTTCCTCGTAGCATGTCACCAGATTTCGAGTGGGACGGTTGTAGACAAGTACATTGATGAACCTCACACAACATTCATACCCATAGTGTCTGGAAAAAGTTCGGTCCTTGTACCAACAAGAACCAAAAGAAGATATATTCTGGTTGTTTCAGGATATGCAGGAAATAAGCAAGTTGAAGAAAGCTTTGAAGTAACAGCAAAGGAATACAAACACTATGAAATTGGCAATACTTTTATACAAGATGTGGTTTTAGAAAATGAAGGAGGAGAAGAAAATGATTGAATTTATTAAAGAATTTGGAATAACTTTTCTGTGCTTCTTTATCGGTTACTCAGTCGTGGAATGTATAGCAGGAAAGGACAAGAAAGATGATCAATAATGTTACGTTAGTGGGGCGCTTGACGAAAGACCCTGAATTAAAATATACGCCGTCAAATGTGCCGGTTGCCACATTTACTCTGGCAGTCAATCGTAATTTTAAAAATCAGGCAGGTGATCGTGAAGCTGATTTTATCAGTTGCATCATGTGGCGCCAGCAAGCTGAAAATTTTGCAAATTGGCTTAAAAAGGGTGCTCTTGTAGGAATCACAGGTCGCATCCAGACTCGTAGCTATGATAACCAGCAAGGACAACGTGTCTATGTGACTGAAGTGGTAGCTGAAAGTTTTCAAGTGCTTGAAAAGAAGGATAATTCTGCGAACCAGTCAAGCATGGAAAACCAGATGCCACCAAGTTTTGGAGCAAGTGATCCGATGGATATTCCAGATGATGGATTGCCGTTTTAGGGAGGTGTGAAGTGTGAAAAGAAAAAATTATATTATCTTTATCAGGCACTTACGAAAAATAAAAGGGCCTATTGAGTTTTACGAGTATATTGCTGATTCAAAATTTGGAAGAGCAGCAATTTATCTGTCTTTGCTTGTTTGTGCACCATTTATTGCTTTATTATTTCCAATCGCTTATATAGAACATTGTATTTATAAAACAATTTTTATAAGAGAGTGTATAAAAAATAAGTGGTGTTTAAGAGAACATTTTGAAGACGTTATTGATATTAGAAAAATTGAAAGCGAGGAGTTGGAAGATGATGGAAGATTTAAAGAAAAAAGTTAATGGAGTATACGGCTGGTCGGTAGAAGACGGGAAGCCCAAGCCTCCCAAACAAGATTTACCACAAGCAGTGAAAGACCGGGCGGACTATTTCTGGGAAATGACAGAAGATGGCATGACGTTTATGGGAGCGATGGAATGTATCTTCGCCGATGAAAAACCTAAATACTATGATTTGGGAGCTACCAAGGATTGGTTGCCAAAATCTAAGGAGTTTGATGATTGGGTTGGCTATTCGCCAGTCATGTCTCAGTTAGTTATTGCAGTTTATTTGATTTATGGAGGAAAGGAAGATGAATAAACAAGAATTGATTGAGAAAATAAATAATTTACAATATTCACTTTCATGGAATATACCACGTATAAATAAGGAAACTGTTTTAGAGCTAATCGAACAACTAGACGAACCGCAGAAAGTCGTAGTGCCACAGTTTGTGGCGGAATATATAGAATTTCAAAAGAAAAACAACTTCCATGTTTATGGAGCGATGAGAATAATTGAAGATCATTATGACAAGAGAGTCCCTGAGTGGTTTTACGAAGGCAATATCGAAAAATTCTGTCTTGCTTGGATTTTCGGCTACGAGGTAGAGGAAGAGAAGAAATACAAGATAGCTCTTCTTAATCGAAATGACGGGGACTTATATCTCGTCAACCAAAATGCTAACTTAGCAGATAAATACGGACATTTTTCTCCCGTAGTGCTCCTTTTTACAAAAGGGACTAATTTCTCAGAAAAGTGCTATAAACTCACGAAAAAGGAAGTAGTTTCGAATGGCTTTGGCTGGGTGTTTGATTGCCCAGGTGTTGAGATTGAGGAGGTAACGGAATGAGCCTTACGTTAAATAGCACAATTGGAGAATTAGTTTTGGCAATCGGAAAAATTATTGTTGAGTCTGACGGTAAATCCAATACAGCGATGCTAGAGATACCCGATCAAGACTTTTACTTAGAAATTGCATTTAAATTAAAAGAGGAGGTGGAGTGATGTCTCTAAATAAAACACGAAAACGTTTGATCAGGAAGTATCGTAAAATGTTTAACAGTTACCCCATAGGTATTAAAATCAGTACAGATGGAGGGAATACTTTTCACGCTATGGGGAGAGTTTTCGAAACTTTTATTCCAGATGCTGGTGTTGTAAAATCCGGGAATATTAATGCAAGTGATTCACAATCTGGTGATATTTCTTTTAGAAACTTTGAAATAACTATTAGTCAAGGGTTCACCAAAGAAGAATTCAATAAATTGAATGGTGGTGTTTTGTGATGATGAAAATGACAAGACCAAACAGATATCCGTACACACGAAGTCAATGGGTTGAAGAAACTATTGATCACTATACATATAAAAATGACATTTGTTATACAAGTCATATTTTAGAAAATAGACTTACTGGAGAAATTAAGAGCAAGGAGATGGAATAGTGATTATCAAGAATTACAAATATGATTATTCAAGCGGCAGAATCTACTACACAATTGATGTAGATGGTCGTGAATTTGCCATGGAACATATAAAAACAGAGTACGGAAGTGCACAAAATGATATTGATGATTTCTTGGTTTCAGTCAAAGAGTACAATTTTCAAGAAGCTGAGATGCTTGGAGAATTTGTTGATTTTCAAAGAAATCTGCTTATGTATGGAATTGAGTTTGAATTGAGAAATGAGGTGGAGTGATGGTACAAACACTTGAACAAGCTACAAAAACTGAAAGCAAACGCATAAAAATCCCTGCGAAAATCAGACCGTTCGATGTAGGTTATCGAATAGTAAACGAATATGGTCAAGCGCTCGCTTTAAGAAATGGGGCAAGTATATTCGCTTTGCCTTCACTTGCTGAAAAAGCCATAAAGAAAGAGTTTGGGAAAGACAATCCAAACTTTGACATTGAAAAACATTTTGTTGAAGAGGTCGCTATTGTCAATTTAAGTAAATTTCACAGTTATTTTGAGGAGGTGGAGTGATGAGTTATGATTTGGAAATCTTAGTGAAAATAGAAAACGGAGATTATATTTGTATTGCAGAACCTAAATATAGTTCTCCAACATACAATCTTGGAAGAATGTTCAGAGTTGCAATGAACTGGGATTTTGACCAAGATACTATGTACAACATTGCTGACATTTTAGATAATATCCAACGAGGTATATCTGAATTAGAACTGTACCCTGAAAAGTATACTCAGTATGAACCTGAAAACAAATGGGGAACAGTCAGCGGAGCATTGAAAGTTTTAAAGTCATTGAAAGAGTGTATTTTAGAACAAGATATTGATACGAAATATTTATATATGAGGTGGTAATGTGAAACGATTCATCGCAGTATGGATTCTGCTATCTGCTGGATTGAATATCTGGCAGATGGATAAAATCCGGAATCTGGAAGAAAAGAAGCCGATGCTCATCTACAAGGCAGATAATCAAGGCGCAGAAATCAAAGGCAGAGTCGTCCACAAGGAGAAGATTGGCGACCTGCATACAATCACTATTAAAAATTACGGAGTATTCGTAGTTACTCAAACAAACTATGAATCTCTAAAAATAGGAGATGAGGTAATATTGTAATGATAAAGTACAAGAAACCAACTTACATCATCATTCAGGAAGCAATGGCAGAGCGCATTAGATTTCTGGAAGATGAACTGTATGAAAGGGCCTATAAGGATATTGAGAAGCTAGAAGCTCAAAATGATTTCTTAAAAGGTCTTTGTAACAACCAGCTTGATATCATCATGGATTATGAATGGAAGCAGATGCAGGAGCAGGCTGAGTTCATAAAAGCTAATACTAGAAAGTGGAGAGCAAGATGCAGCTAAGATTGAAAGAACTTAGAGAGGACCTGTGTTTATCTGTAGGACAGATGGCGAAAGAGACAGGTGTTTCACAAAATACAATCTATTTGTACGAGCGAGGTGGATATCCGTCCATTAAGCAAATTGAAATGATTGCTAAAACCTATGATGTAAATCCTGCTTGGCTAGTTGGATGGATAGATGATGAAATGATGCCTAGAATCCAGGTTTTTGAAAAAGTGGTCTACAAAGAAAGTCCAACAGCAAGATTGCCAGATTATTTCAATAATAATAACGATGGTAAGATTATCAAGTGGAAGAAATCACGAAGATTTTGACGGAAGAATTACTTGAGATAGAAACGAGGTGAGCAATGCCCTTCTTTCCTGATATAAATGAAGCTAAAACAAAAGAAAATGCCAAGAAAATTTTAAAGGGATATCCTCGATGGCGTCGTGTGGCCAATGACACTGAAGGTCAGAGAGTAACGACAACCTACTCATTCATGCCTAGAAATCAGTCAAGTGGAAGAAATAGTCAAGTTGAGAAGTTAGCTATACGGAAAGTTGATGCAGAACTTGAGCTGGATGCAATTGAACAAGCAGTTAGTAACTTACACGATCCTCTATATCGTAGGATACTTTTTGAAAAGTATCTTCAGTGGGATTGCAAGAAAGATGAAGTAATTTCTCGGGATTTATCAATTTCAGAAAGTTCATACTATGATATTTTGGAGAAAGCTTTGATGGCATTTGCAGAGTTATACCGCAATGGTGAACAGGTTGAGATTTTGGAGTAAATTCGGAGTTTTTTTGGAGTAAATTCGGAGTAAGTTCGGAGTGGATATATGATTTTATGTGCTAAAATTATATTATGAAATAATTGTAAAGGCAGGCACACCCTGTCTTTTTATTTGAGTTTGGAGGTGATATCGTGAAAAAAGTAGAACCTATTCGTGAACTTGATGACATTGAACGGATGAAAGACTTTTTAAAATCAAAGAGTGAGCGAAACTATGTCCTAATCATGTGCGGTCTGTATTCTGGAATGCGCATCAGCGATATCATACCTCTCCAAGTGAAACAAGTGACAGGTGATAGAATCGAGGTTACTGAAAAGAAAACTGGTAAGGTCAAGCGATTTGCTATCAACCCTGAATTAAGAAAAGCTTTAAGTCACTACATTAAAACAAATGACCTTAAAGGTTATGATTACTTATTTCCAAGTAAGAAAAAAGTTAGGACAGACGGAGTAAGAATCGTTCATATTGGAAGAGTTGCAGCTTATCAAATATTAAAGCAAGCAGCTGAACATGTTGGCCTTAAAAACATTGGGACTCACTCAATGAGAAAATCATTTGGCTATCATCATTACAGAAAAAATCAAAATGTAGCGATCTTGATGGAATTATTTAATCATTCATCTCCAGATATCACACTTGATTATATAGGTATTAAGCAGGATGAATTGGATGATTCAATGATGAATTTTAGCTATTAAATGACTATTTATTTTACATATTGAGAAAAAGTAAATCAGTTTTTAATGAAACAGATGTAAGCACTTGCTACAGTTGACTTTTAAGAATGTTAGTTTTATTTAACAGAATATAAGATATGTTAAATATACGAGGGTGCCAGAGATTAAAAAACACCCCCTCCTAGATTTAAAAAAACACCCCCTCCTACATCATAGAATTCCACCCCATACCCACTAAAAAGAAAGGCCCCTCCCTAAATGAATACCCCCCAAGAAAGACCAGACCGGAGTGGTCCTCACCGAGTCGCTTTTGAAAAGAATAAGAAGATTATTCTTAAGACAAGAAATACTTGTGGGATTTGTGGACTACCAGTTGACAAATCCTTGAGGTACCCACATCCATTAAGTCCGGTCATTGACCACATTATTCCAATCAATCGCAACGGTCATCCATCAGACATTCAAAACTTGCAGTTAGCCCACTGGCAATGCAATAGACAGAAGTCTGATAAGCTTTACGCTGATGATAAATCAGCCAATGCTACTGTTGTGGGCAACAGGAACTTGCCACAATCTAGAGACTGGACAAAGTACAGAGCTTGAAGAAGCCAAAAAAAGAAAAATTATATTATTTTTTA